ACAGGATGGTTCGGATGTCCAACTGAAACATACGATTGATTCAGCCGGTAATGAGTTCTTGGAGATGAAGACTAACCCACGGATTATCATGAAGCGGGAGACGTTGAAGCTGCTGAAATCTTTTTTGGCAGAATTTGGGATGACTCCTAGCGCGAGGTCACGTATTGGGGTTGAACCTAGCAAACAAGGCAAAAAGGGAATGGCTCAATATCTTACATGATAGATAGAGAAAAATCTAAACAAGCCTTGGGGTTCATCAGTAATCTAACCCATGTTGAGGGTAGCCAATTTGCTGGAAAACCGTTCCATCTTTTTATGTGGCAGAAGAGAATTATCCATAAGCTATTTGGCACTGTAAAAGAAGATGGATATCGTCAATATAGGACTTGTTATATAGAGATTCCCAAGAAGAACGGTAAAAGCGAACTAGGAGCTGCCATTGCATTGAAATTGCTTTGTGCTGATGGAGAAATAGGAGCGGAAATATATTCCGTTGCAAGTGATAAAGAACAGGCGGGAATAATTTTCCGTAAGGCCGCCCAGATGGTTCGTAATTCAGAAGAACTTAGTGATCGCCTCAAGATAATTGATTCACAAAAAAGAATTGTAGATTATAGTACAAATTCTTACTACAGGGTTCTTTCATCCGATGTTGAGACTAAACATGGTTTCAATCCTCATGGGGTGATATTTGATGAGCTCCATACACAACCCAATAGGAAACTTTGGGATGTTTTAACCGTTGGGACTGATGCGGCCAGGAAACAACAACTTGTTTTTGTAATGACTACCGCTGGTTTTGATCGGAATTCGATTTGCCGAGAAGTGCATGATTATGCTCTTAATGTGAGAGATGGGGTCCAAGGTTTTGAAGATTCCAGATTTCTTTCCAAAATATTTGGTGTTCCGGATAATTCAAATTGGGAAGATGAAGCAGAATGGATTAACGCAAATCCATCCATAGATAAAATATTTGGAATAGAAAATTTGAGGAATGAATATAGGGAAGCCAAAGCAGTTCCCGCCAAGGAAAATGAATTTAGGAGATTAAGACTTAATCAATGGACTGAGCAAGAAGTTAGACTTATTCCTATGGATTATTGGAATGCGTGTAATACACCGGTAGACGAAGAAGGGCTGAAGGGGAAGACATGCTTTGCTGGGCTTGATCTGTCTTCCACTCAAGATGTAACTGCGTTGGAATTATTGTTTCCTAGTGACAATGGGGATGGACCATCCATATTATCATATTTTTTTGTTCCGGCAGATACGATACGGGAGAAATCACAAAAAGACAGGGTTCCATATGATGTTTGGGCAAGACAAGGATTTATAACGGCAACCGATGGGAACATTGTCGATTATGATTTCATCCTAGCAAAAATAAAAGAACTAGGTTCGATTTACGATATTAAGGAAGTGATGTATGACAGATGGGGAGCCACCAAATTAGCTAATGATCTACAGAATGAGGGGATTACTATTTTTCCTATGGGGCAGGGATTTGCTTCGATGTCTGCTCCTACCAAAGAATTTTTGAAGTTGGTACTTGAGAAAAAGATAAGGCACGGTGGGAATCCGGTCTTGAGTTGGATGGCTTCCAATGTTGCCGCAAAATATGATGCCGCAGCTAATATCAAGGTAGACAAAAGTAAATGCCAGGATAAGGTGGACGGTATTGTTGCCTTGATAATGGCTCTGGATGGATATATACGTCATGGAAATATGCTGTCTGTTTATAACAGAAGGGGGATAGTTAGCCTTTAATGCAAGTATTTTGTGAAACCGAATACCAGAAAGAATATTATAAGAAAAACAAAGAAAGATTGGTTGCCTATAGAAAAGAATGGTCAAAACAACATCATGATATTTTACTAGAGAGACAAAGAAACAAGAGATTGGGAAATGAAGAATATAAGCAATACATGAAAGATTATTATGCAAATCACAAAAAAGAATTAACGGAAAAGAACAAAATATATGTTTCAAATCATGCGGAGAAGACAAAGGAATATCAAACCCAATATAGATTAAAGAACCGTGACAGATTATTGGAAGAAAAAAGATTATGGCATTCTGAAAATAAAGAAAGATTGCGTCCGATTAAGAGAGAACGAGAGATTAGGGAGTGGAATAGTAACCCCATTTTTAGACTCAAGAAGTTGATGTCTCACAGAATTCGTGTATCATTGAAATCATCAAAGGATGGCAAATGCCTTCAAGACGTTTTGGGATATTCAGTTGATGAGCTTAGGAACCATCTTGAATCTAAATTTTATAATGGAATGACTTGGGACAATTACGGAGAGTGGCATATTGATCATATAAAACCAATATCTTCATTTAATTTCTCATCATATTCTGAAGATGAATTCCGTAAATGTTGGAACCTTGATAATCTTCAACCTCTTTGGGCAAGAGATAATCTTAGTAAGGGGGCAAGGTTATCAGCGTGATGGCCCTTGACCGTGCAGTACGGAATGAACATGTTTCGCCATACTCTCAACGTGGAGTGATAGCGATTTGATCAATTTATCAATCTGGAATTGTAACCCATCTTTTAAGTTTTTGAGACCAAAGAACTTCTGTTACTTTTGTAGGATGATACCACGTATTTTTTCTCATACTTTCAAAAGTGAAAATCATGAGAGGTTCAATTTTAAAAACTGTTTCGTATTTTCCATTGACTATAATCCTGCTTCCCTGTTTCATTTAATTCTCCTTTCTCTCCGTCCATTCACGGAGCAGTTGAAGCAATACTTGCTTCATGGTTTGATTGTTATCAATCGCCTTCTTCTTTGCCGTCTTCCAGAGGTCGGTAGGGATGTCTTTGAGAAGATATATCATTTTGTGTCTCCCTTGAAATTACTAAATAAGGTTTATATCAACTCCAATATTTTCATATTCTCCATGTCTTCCCGTAAGCTGTCTTACCAATTCAAGAATGGATCTGTAATGATTCTGGTAGGCGTTTTTGCACGAATCGCAACGTTCTACCGTACCCCATGGTGTCGTTTCACAGGTACATGGCTGAGGCTTCACCATTTGAACATCAACATCAATCCAACTGTGAGCTGTTCCACGCCCATGTTTCACCGTGGCTTTGTATCCTGCTTTAATCAAACCATATTTCACAATCTTTGTTTCTTCTGTTCTTCTATTCATTTTGTTTCTCCTTTCTTATGTTTTGTTAAGACTAATATAACTCGTATTATATCTATTGTCAAGCATATGATTATGTCTTTTGCTCAAAATAGCCTAAGTTACCGAAATCATTACAAAAGTTTCTTTTCACAAGGTTATTTTAAGGGATATTTACAACTTGAAACCTGATCTGAAAGATTACTTTGTCTTTATCGGCCTGCTAATGCTTGGTATTGGCCTCTGGTATTACGAGCCACAATTATCTCTTGTCGTGATAGGAACAATACTATTCGGGATGGGTATCTACCGGACCATCCGTGGGTAATCATATATGGGCATACTAACTACGTTATTTGATAAGCGGACCAGTTACGGTCCAGAAGATGACCACTGGTTCACCTCTGCACTTGGAACAAAATCGAAAACTGGTCTGGCAATAAGCGAGACAAGTGCCTTGACCTATTCAGCTGTGTGGGCATGCGTCCGGGTCATAGCCGAAACATGTGCCAGCTTGCCTCTAAACGTCTACCAACGGCTTCCAGGCGGTGGCAAGCGTAAGGCCAATGAGCATCCATTATACTGGATTTTGCATAATCAACCGAACTCGGAAATGACTTCCATGCAATTTCGTGAAGCCCTTATCTCACATATTCTACTTTGGGGCAATGCCTATGCTGAGATAGAGAGGGCCAACAATAACGTCTTGATGGGATTGTGGCCTCTAAGGCCGGATCGGATGGAAGTCGAAAGGGCCCCAGGAACGAACCAGATTCAGTATCATTACAAGCCTACCGACTCAAAGGAAAAAGAGAAGATATTAGATCCCTCCGATGTTTTACACATAGCCGGCCTTGGGTCTAATGGTCTGACGGGATATTCTGTGATTTCCTACGCCCGTGAAGCGATTGGGATGGGACTTGCCCTTGAGGAATTTGGTAGCAGGTTCTTCGAGAATAATGCTCAGCCTGGAGGGCTGATTAAACTTCCCAATGTCTTAAAGGATCAGGAAGCTATTAATAGGCTCAAGAATTCCTGGTATGAGGCAGTTGGAGGGTTGAAAAATGCCCACAA